CTGGTTATCGTCTCAAGGGTGTTGTTCCCCACGAGTCTCCGAACTCTGACCACTGTAAAGGTCACTGCGTTGATATCGGTATTCTAGACCCAGACAAGTATAATAAGACATACGGGTATATCCAAAAATTAGAAAGTGTCGTCGCGTATGACCAATTGATCTTGGAATATTCTAACCCAACATCGTGCTGGATTCATATCGGTTATCGTAAAAACAACAACCGTAAACAAGCGTTTACGATGGTCAACCATTCTGTATATAAACGAAATTCTTTGGGTATTCCTCAAGGTTTCTACTTGATTAACTCAATACCTCCAACTAAGAAGTAATAAATAACTAATGGTACAAGAAAACGTAAGAATCTTCTCAGACTTGGACTTGAACTTCACACCACACCCTGTGACTGGAGATCTAGTTCGACGCCTTGACGACAACGCTATTAAACAGGCGCTCAAGAATCTCATCATGACGAGAAACTTTGAGCGACCGTTCCACAGCGAAATTGGTTCGCCAATTCGCGAGGCTCTGTTTAACCCTCTAACACCGATGACTGTTATGATCGTTCGTCGAGCGATCATTGACTTGGTATCAAACTTTGAACCTCGAGTTAGACTATTGGACGTTGAGGTTATTTCATCCCCAGAAAATAACTCACTATATGTGAGTATCAATTTTAGAATTATCAACACTGAACGTCCTCTAAATCTAGAATTCATGTTGGAAAGAACACGATAATGGCTAACACAAATAAGCGTATTAAGGTAAACGAATTAGACTTTGATGCAATCAAGACCAACTTAAAGAACTTCTTATCTGGTCAAGATAAGTTTCAAGACTATGATTTTGAAGGTTCTTCATTCTCGATTCTATTAGACGTTCTTGCTTACAACACACACTATAACGCGATTTACACCAACTTGGCTGTAAACGAAATGTTCTTGGATTCTGCAAGCAAACGTTCATCTGTTGTTTCGTTGGCTAAAATGTTGGGCTATTTACCCAACTCCGCTCAGTGCGCCAAGGCATACGTTAATGCGACAATTACTGCGCCAACGTATAACCCAGACGTTGTTACGTTACCTTCTGGACAACCGTTCTTGACATCTATTGACGGTGTGTCGTATACATTCTATAACACATCAGACGTTACAACTGTTTCTGCAGGTGGTTACTATACATTTAACAACGTTGAACTTATTGAAGGCACTCCATTAACATATAACTTCTTTGTTCAGCCTGGGCAGCGTTATATTATCCCCAACGAAAACGTTGACTTGACTACTTTGAAGGTTAAGATCCGCGATACGTCAACATCAGACTCGTTTGTTGTTTATAGTACAACTGATACTATTACAAGTATCAACGGTACAACAAAAGTATATTTCTTGAAAGAACTTGATAACGGTTTATATGAGATTTACTTCGGTGACGGTACTGTTGGTTATCAACCAGTCAATGGTAACTATATGACAATTGAGTATTTTGTGTCAAGTGCTGAAGCACCGAATGGCGCAAATACTTTCTCATATGCGGGATCGGCTCTATTGGGTTCTGGTCTATCTGTTGTAGCCCGTGCCGCTGCTGGTGGCGGTTCTTCTCCAGAAGATATTGAATCTATCAAATATAACGCTCCACGTTTGTATGCCGCTCAAAACCGAGCAGTGACTACTGAAGACTACAAATCTCTAATCTATAAGAACTATCCTGAAGCGGATTCAATTGTGGTTTGGGGTGGAGAAGATAATGATCCTCCTGTGTACGGTAAAACTTTTATCTGCATCAAACCAAAGAACGCTTCTAAGCTAACTCAAGCTCAACAGGATTTGATTCGATATAACATCATCGCGCCGAAGTCTATCGTTTCGATTACTCCAGAGTTCGTTGACCCAGAATACTTTAAAGTCCAGATATCAGTTACTGCGTATTACAACGCTAAAGTTTCTGATAAGACAGCTGCTCAATTGGAAACTATTATCCGTGAATCTATTTACGCATATGACGATGCCAACTTGAAGAAGTTCGATGGTATCATGCGTTACTCTCAACTTGTGCGTTTGATTGATAGTTGTGATCAGGCTATTGTTAACAACACAACTAAGATTTTAGTTCGCCGTGAATTTGCTCCAAGATACAACATCAGTTCTGAGTATAAATTAACTATGATCAACCCAATTTACAGATCAAACATCCCTGATGAATCTGTAATGACAACTGGTTTCTATATTCCAAACTCAGCTAATATTCACTACATCGACGATGACGGTATTGGTAACCTACGTTTGTTTTATCTAGACTCAAACCAAAATAAAGTTATTGTAAACTCTAAGATCGGTGTTGTAACATACGCGACTGGTTCTTTGATTGTACGTAACTTAACTATCACATCTATGGCTGATGCGTCATTTGAATTTATTTTGAAGCCTGAATCGTATGACGTTGTTCCAGCGTATAACCAAATCGTTGAAGTTGCTCGACCATACTTGACTGTAAACGTTGTCAACGACATGACTGCTGCTGGTTCTAACCAAGCTGGTAAAAACTATATCTTTACTTCGATTAGAAAAATCTAATGGATAATATCAAATCAAGAATTAAGCTATCTGATAAGGTAGCTTCACAGTTACCTGAGTTTATCAGGGGTGAATATCCAACATTCGTCGCCTTCGTTGAGGCATACTACGAATTTCTTGAAAACAGTAACGTTGACCTTGTTGCAATTAGAGATATTGATACTTCATTGGATACTTTCATCCAATACTTTAAAAAGGAATTAGCTCATAACTATCCAGTCAACGCTGACAAGGATAAAGAGCGATTCCTATTAAAACACATCAAAGACCAATATCTAGCCAAAGGTTCTGAAGCTTCATATAAGCTGTTGTTCCGCTTGTTGTTCGGTAAAGAAGTTTACATGGACTATCCAGGTAAACGTATGCTTAGAATTTCCGACGGTCGTTGGAAACAAGACGTTGCTTTGTTCGTTCAAGTTGAGTCTGGAGACCCTAACGTTCTAATCGGTAAAACGATTGACGTTCAAACTTCTAAGAAAATTGTTCGTACTGAATTGGTCAAGGGTGCGGTCAGCGTTAGTAAAATTACAGCCAACGTTGAACAGGTAACTCTATTTTCAAAAGCAGATAACATCTGGGAAATTTTCTTAGACCGTAACTTTTACGGCGACGTTATCCCAGGCGATACCATTAAGTTTGGTTCTGAATTCCAAGGCGTGATTCTTCCTTGTACGTCAAGAGTTAAGATTCATCAACGTGGTATTGGTTTCAGACCAGGACAAGTTTTCCAAGTATCATCAGGTGAAGGTACTCCGCTTTGGTTTAAAGTGTTGTCAATTTTTGATGACGGCGGTTTGAAGACGATTGACGTTATTAAGTTTGGTATTCACTATAACACAGACTTTGCGTTGACGGTTTTACCATCATCAGCGGTATCAAACAGAGTTAAGAAACAAACAACGTATGATATGACTAGCTCATATCAGTTGACTCCTGAAATTATCGGAACGATTGAGGTTATTGCTGGTGGTCAAGACTATACTTTACCACCAGACGTGATCATCGGTGGTAACGGTACAGGTGCAGCAGCTCATGCAGTATTGACGGATGGTGTTGTAACTAGCATCGTTTTGGATGACCAAGGTGAAGGTTATACAAACGCATTCTTAACGCTACAAAATAAACCAGGAGACACAACTGGTTTTGGCGCCACAGCCGAACCTATTCTTGGTAGCATTTATGATTATTCCGTGTACGATAAAACTGAAGGTTTTAACGAAGGCGGTTACATCAACACAGGAGACTATTGGGATTATGATTGGTCTGACGGTGCATACGTTGGTACAATTATTCGTCAATTCTTTACTGATGCTAGCAACACAATCACAGATAACCCAGCTATTTTGAACGTCACTCTGGGAGCTGTCGCTAAATATCCAGGGTACTATAAAACAAACGATGGTTTCTTGGATGATTCGATGTTTATCCAAGACTCAAGATATTACCAAGCGTTCTCATATGTTTTAAAGATCGACGAGCAGCTACAATCGTATGCATCAGTTGTTCGTACTATGTTGCACCCATCTGGTATGGCGATGTTCGGTGAATATAGTATTCAAAACATTTTCGCATTGGATATCGGTTTCCAAGCTCTGGTCAAATCTCTTGGTGTTACATTGTTCGATTTTGTTCCAACTACAGATTCGAATTACTTGGATATTATCAAAGACTTAACGTCATCAATTGATGAGTTGGATGATAGTGTATTCATTAAGGTTATGAGTATGGAACTCGAGCAGGAAACTGTTATCGCTGACCATGAAGTCATGACATATGAATTCGAGAAAGTTTCTATTGAGACTATCATCCAAGAAGAAGAAGTCATCTATGACTTCAATAAGGGTGTCGACGATGAATTCGGACCATACACTGTGACTAATAACGGTGTACGCGATGACGACGTCAAATACACAATAGATAAAGACATCGGAAGCCTTGGTTTAGACTTTACAGTACCAAGCGATTTTGAAACAATCTATCTAGAAGTTAATAAATACTATGAAGAAGCAACTGATGGAACTGCCGAAAGCGGTTACTTGTTTAAAGACCCGTATGATGAAGGCGGTTACTTCGAAGATCTAACATATAACGCTGGTCTACAGCAACAATTCTAAGGAGAATACTATGAATGAAATGATTCAAGAAA